GAACATATCAGCTACATGGGCAACATCGAATGGCTCAGGGTATTATTACCCAATGATTGAGCGCGGAAACAGACTTGCACCTTTCACATGGAGAACAACGGATTTTATACCTTACGTTTATCTTCGTGAAGCGTTTATCAAGTGCTTTGAGTTTGCGGGTGTTGCTATTTCTGGTGCGTTTGTCAATAGTACTCGATTCAGTCAGGTGTTGTTTGGTTATGGTGGTGGGGACTTGGTGACAGTATCGCAAACGGATGCCGACGGACGTAGGGTAGATGTGTCTGATATTGATTTGGTCAATCCCGATATACAACCAACAAACGGAATACAAGTCGTGCCTATTGGTCAACAAATAACGCACTTAATACCGTTCAATCTAAACACTATTGCATCATCGACGGACTTCAATCCACTACTACAATGGAGTGGCTTTGAATTTACGGCGGCTTACTCAGGAAATTATAATGTAATTTTTGATTTGAACTTTGATATTTTGCTAACATTGGGTGGTTGGGAGTTAATCGAGCCTACTATTGAATTTGTGATTTATAGAAACGGTCAAGAGGTTATATCACAAGAGGGTATTTTGACTTATGGCTCAGGAATCATTACAACGGCGGCTGCTGCTTTCAATACAAACAACACACTTTCTTTGGTTAGCGGTGACCAAATTACATTCGCTGCGCGGTTTAGATACAACGCTTCACAAGTGCTTTCAGTTCCGATTGCATTAAACGATACAACAACAACTGGCGGACTTGAAATATTGTTTACAAGTGTAACTATTTCAGACGGTGATAATGTGGTGTTGAATAGGTTTATTCCTGACATGACTTGTGCTGACTTAGTAATGAATACTTTTAGACAGTTCAATTTATACATGACCGATGTAGATGACTCAACAGTCGAAATACTACCTTTCCCACAATTCTATTCACCGACTAATCAGTTCGATGATTGGAGCGAGTTGGTTGATTTGAGCAAAGATATTGTAGTGAAACCCGCCGCAAACGAATACGGAAAACGGGTGCTATTCACATTTGCTCAGATAACCGAAACGGACGCTATCACTTACAATGACAAGTGGGCTAAAAGGTACGGTGACTACATTCACGGTCAAGGCAGTTACTATGCAAAAGGTGATAAGGAAATCAAATTGGGTTGGGGCACGATTATACCCTACAATCTAAACGATTCGATTACTCAAATGATTGTGCCGCGATTCATTAACACCGAAACAACGCCGACAAAAATATGTAAGGCAGTCCCGCGAATTATGAACCGTTTGCCGCTCGCTAATTTCACGTGGTCTTTTACAAATGACGATGGGACAAGCGTAACTAATCCAACTACATATCCTTTGGTGCATCACTTCAATAGTTTAGGTAGCCCTACGTTTGATTTGAACTTCATGCTTGTAGATGAGTTGTTTTACACGGCAACCAATGCGACCACTATCAATGCTTTCTCTGATTATTATTTTGATATGATTAATGAGATAGTAAGCCCAACGGGTAAGATTGTAGAGAAGCACGTTTACTTAACGCCTGAAGATATTAAAAACCTTTCATTTAAGAGGCTCAAAATGTTTGACGGTGCTTTGTTTAGGCTTAACAGAGTAATTGATTTTGATAGCGAAATACAAGCTACTACAAAGATAGAATTGATAAAAGTATTGAGGGCGCGAAACTCAGGGCGTGGGCTTTTAAATTTGCCTTTAGTGAGTTTGCCCGCTGAGATAATTGTAGATTTTGCACCCGACCCAACGGCGGGTAGTGTGATATCTTCACCACCAAATAGTATTTATACACCAATAATTATACGAACATGATAGCACGAATGATTCAAAAGAGGGGCAACGGAGCACCTACAATTCCAAGAACAAATGACAACACGGATGGCACATGGTTGCCGACTGACTTGTTCGACGGTGAATTGTACATTGACCTCGACACGGATAAGTTATACCTGAGAATAGGTATTCACATTTACGAAATTACAATGACTATCACAACACATAGCTAATGGTAAACGAAATAATATTTAAAACACGCGTCGATACGGGCAACTCCGTTAATGACCTCAAAGCGGTTAACACCGAGTTAAAGCAAATCGACACTAATGTAGACACCATTGGAACGGATTCGGCAGGTCAACTTGAGCAACTAAACAAAAAGATTGCAGCGGGTGGTATGAGTGCGCGTGAACTATCACGTGCTATCAAAGAATACATGACAATCGCTATCCAGGCGGGTACGGAAACGCCCGTCGGTAAAGAAGCAATTGCCAACGCGTCACAATTGAAAGACGACCTTCGCGGATTAGGTGAAGAAGTATCGAGATTAAAAGATGGGGCGGCGGGTATGCAAGCGGCGTTACAACTTGGTGGCACTATTGTAGCAGGTTATAGTGTTGCTCAGGGCACAATGGCAATGTTCGGTGTTGAAAGTGAAAAGTTGATGGAAACAATGGTAAAACTACAATCTGCAACTGCTGTATTAACGGGTATTCAACAGATTCACGCCAACTTAGAAAAGGAATCGTTCTTAATGCTTAAAGCTAAAACGCTTCAAACGAAAGTCATGACAGCGGTGACGGGCATTTACTCGGCTGTTGTCGGTGCATCAACAGGAGCTTTAAAACTGTTTAGAATAGCGCTTATCTCTACGGGTATCGGTGCAATAATTGTAGCAGTTGGTTTGCTTATTGCCAACTTTGACAAGCTACAAGGGTATGTGATGAAAGGATATGCTGCGTTTGACAAGTTAGGCACGGGAATAAAGATTGCTTTAGGTATAATTTTCCCATACATCGGTGCAATTTACTTAGCAATCAAAGCGCTAAAACACTATGGTATAATCTCAGATGAAGTAGTTAAGATTGAAACGAATGCTTCAAAGGCGCGTGCAAAAATGATAGTTGAACAAACGGAAGCGCGCAGGCAAATGGTTGATGAAGCCTTAGCGGATAACAAACGGATGCAACAAAGTATTACTTCTAACTACGACTTTGAGATTGCCAAAGCAAAAGCAGCTGGTAAAGATACTTATAATCTTGAAAAGGAAAAACGCGCAGAAATGCGTAAAACATTAGAAGCGCAAATACTACTACTTGAAGAATCTCTAAAACTTCAAGGCGGCAACGCTATTGCTATGATGCAAATTATCAAAGACATGGCAGCGGTGCGTAGTGCGATAACTCAAAGCGAACAACAAGAAGAAATAAGCGCTATCCAAAGAAGCACGGACAACCGTAAAAAGGGCGCAGAGCAAAGAAAGGAAATCGAAAAGAAACAAGAAGAAGAAACTGCCAAAGCATTAGAGCGTGAACGTTTGCTTAGGGATTACTTCATAGCATCTATTGATGATGAGAATGTGCGAAGGTTTGCACAATTACAAGAAGAACACAATCGAGAACGTGCCGAACTTATCAATAAATATGGTCAAGATACCGAGTTGATAAAGCAACTTGAAACAAAGCAAGCGCTTGAATTGTCAACGCTCAAAAAAGAGATTACAGACGAAGCGGACGCGGTTGCATTGGAAGCGAATCAAAAGTTATTGGATGCCAAAAACCGTGACGACAAAGCAGCGCTTGAAGCACGTCTATTACAGATACAAGGCGACTTTCAGGCGGAGATGGAAGTCAAGGCTTTACTCGCTGAAATGGAGCGCGATATTGCCTTACAAAACACCGAGTTAACAGAAAATGAAAAGTTGCTAATCAAAGAGAAATACAACTCAGATATTCGGGCGCTTGAAAAGGAATCGTCGGACAAGGCTATTGAACTTGCAAAACAAGAACGCGAGCAACTTATAAAAATATCTGAACAAGGTTTGGCGGCGGTCACTGCGGTAACAGATGCGGTGTTTGCTAACAAGCTGTCTAAAGTTGAAAAAGGCTCTAAGGAAGAACTTGAAATACAAAAAAAGCAATTCAAACTAAACAAGGCTATGCAGTTGAGCGCGGCGGTTATGGATGGATTCAAAGCAATTAACGCGTCTTTGGCTCAGTCACCTATTGCAATAGGTCCAGTACCTAACCCTGCAGGTATAGCATCTTTAGCCTTTGCAGCCGCTACAAGTGCCGCGAACATTGCTAAGATTGCAGCTACTCGATTTGACGGGGGAAGCACAACACCTCCAGACGTTGAGCCTCCCAGCATAGGAAGCCCAAATATCGGAGCGCCTGAGTTACCAAGCGGCACTTCAACAAATACAGCGGGCTTAATAAACCAACCTAACAAAGTAGTAGTAGTTGATTCAGAAATCAAAGCGGCTATGAGCCAAACACAACAAATAGAGGTGGTCAGTTCATTTGGCTAAGTTCCAATTTAATCAAATACGCGTCTAATGGGTATGTTACCGATATACGATTTAACGATAGAAGACAATGGTGAGGTGAATTTCAATTCACTTGTTGACAGCCCAGCGCATGGCAAAGGGTTTGTTGCTTTCAACAATGACTCTAAAGTTAAGTATCAGTTCGACGATGAGAAAAGAATGGTGACTGGTGTTATGATTAGCGCAAATACTTTGATATATCGTGGCGCTATTCCTAAAATGAACATTCCTGAGCATTACGTTAAGTTTAGCCCGCAAACAATTGAGCAAATCGTTGTGGACTTTCATAAGAAAGGGTACGGCGCAAACATGAACACAAACCACAGTCAAGTGATTGACGGGGTGTTTATGGTTGAATCATATATTGTTGGTGACAAGGCGTATAACGCAGGTATTCCAAGCGCTTTTCAAAAGCAAAACCTTGAAGCGGGTACATGGATTGCAACCTACAAAGTAGACAATCCCGAGGTATGGGACAAGGTTAAAAGCGGTGAATTTTATGGTTTCTCAATTGAGGGCTTATTCACACATAAAGAAGTAAAAATTAAAACAAATACACAAATGAAAAAAAGAAACCTTTTCGGGTTGATTTTCGGCGCGGAAAAGTTCGCCGAAGCAACCACAGTAGACGGTGTTGTTGTGTTCTATGATGGCGAATTAGCCGAAGGGACGCAAGTTTTTGTTGAGGCAGACGGTGAAAGAATCCCTGCTCCTGAAGGCGAACATCAAATTGCAACAAGCGACACTACAAGCGTAGTGGTTATGTTGGATGCACAAGGCATTGTGACTTCGATTGAAGAAGTAACAGCCGAAGAAGAAACGACAGATGCTGTGACGGTTGAAGAGGTGACTGAGTTGATGTCGAAATTCTCGACTGAAATCAAAGACACTTTGCAAGCAATGGCAAAAGAAATCACTTCATTAAGTTCTAAACTTCGTGAATTGGAAACGGGTAAATTTCAGGCTCAACCCCGCAAAACAAACGAGGCTGAAAAAGCAACAAATTGGAAATCATTAATCGCTAAAAAATAAAGACATGGCACGATTAGACAAAAAGAAAGTAAAAGATTTCTTTGCAGCGCAGAGAAAAGAAATGTTCGACTACAACGTATCAGGCTTGAGCCCGTACATTGACGAACAATCAGAAGAATTCATCGCGGCTTTGACCGATTCGGCAAACATCATTAAGTTGTTGCCCGTATTGGAAGGAATCCAAAGCGGTGAGAAAATCAAATTGTTAGATACAACTTTGCCTTTGCAAGAATTGGAAGGTTGTGATATCGACGATTCAGGTTCGGTTATCTTCACAAACAAACAAATTGATGTCAAGTTACTCGGCTCAAAGCAAACATGGTGTAACGAATCATTGATTGGTCAATGGTCACAGTTATTGTTGAAGTTGCCAGTAATGGAACAAAACGAAGAATTGCCTATTGAAGACGTAATCGTGGCACACTTGAACATGAAAGCGTCAGCGGCGTTGGAGCAAGTTGTTTTGTTTGGTGATACTACTTCATTGAACACACAATTACAAGCGTTTAATGGTCACTTCAAGCAAATTTCAGCGGATGCAACTGTACCAACGGTTACTGAATCCACAGCGGTTGACTTGAATGAAAGAGCGTATTTGACTGCTGAAAGATTCGCAGATGCACGTGATGAGAATGTTCGCGAAAGTGCGTTAACTTTTGAAATTTGGACAAGCTACGCAAACCTTGACAGAATCAAAAAGCACTTGTTCGATACGAAAGACTACAACGCATTAACTATGCAAGTGACTGAGATACCAACTGAGTATTCACTTATCTTGCCAGTTTCAGGTGTGAAAGTTCGCGCTATCCCTCAAATGAGTTTGGCGGTGAGTGATTGGTACGGTGTTATTCCTGAGTATATGTTCATCGGAACGGCTGCTTTGAGCGACACGGACGGACTTACAAAAGTTCCTTTCTTGCACAACAAGGTATCTTACGAGATTCGTTACCGTGCAGGCGTTCAACACGTTATGGGTCAGTACTTCTTGAAACTTGATACACAATCTTAATCACTGAGTTATGTGTGAAGTATTAGCAGGATATACAAGACAATGCGACAGTATCGGCGGTGTTCGCCGCTGGTACTGGTTCGCGACTTATGACGGCAATGGCGTAACAAACTATGCTGCTACTCCAGTAGTAACAAACGGACAAGTTCAATCACTTGCGCTTGTTTCAGGGAAGTATGCTTACCCATTGAATGTAGAAATGGAAACGTCCACTTTTACAGATACTCGCATCGGCGAAAGAGCGAATAAGGCTTATGCACGTGAACAATCGGCAACGATTATGTTACACGGCAACACAGCTGAAATGATTGCCAACATAGACACGGCAGCCAAAGGGCGTGTGACCGTTATCGCTGAGTTAGAAGACGGCACTTATGAAGTGTTGTTCTTGTTGAATGGTGGTCTTATCACAGATGAAAGAACGCCAGGCACAGCATACGAAGACATGAACGGAAATACTTTAACAATCTCAGGG